CAAGAGGCGGGGCGTGCGCCATACTGGGAGGACCACGCTGCGGCAAGGAGGACGACACAATGGCGAACGCGAGGAAGATCGCGCTCATGCACGAGAAATACGGCTGGGACGAGGAGCACACCTGCGGCGAGTGCCCGAACCTCATCACGGGCTATACCTGGGGAGGAAAGCGGCTGCGCAAGTGCCTCGTCTACGGCGTGACGCAGAGCAACGCCTCCGACTGGGCCAAGAGCTACACGGCCTGCGGCATGTTCGGCGTGGCGCCCGATGAGTCCGGCAAGCGCGTGATCGACGAAGTGCAGCACAAGGCGGAGCGCCGCGAGATAGACGGCCAGACGTCCTTCGGCGACGACCGGCTGCGCAGCTGGATCCCGTGCCGGGACCGCCTGCCGGAGGACTACGTCCCCGTGCTCGTATGCCGGAGCTTTGAGGGCGGCCTGTTCACGTGCGTCGGCTGGCGTACGTTCGACCGCCAGTGGTGCGTGCTCGATCCGGAGCACGACGGAGCGAAGGTGAACGGCGTGAAGACGAAGGCCGTCGACTACTGGATGCCGCTGCCGGAGCCGCCGGACACACCGCGCGGGATATAACTGCACAGCGAAGATCCGCGAGAGAGGAGCTTTTTTAGGCTTCTCTCTCTTTTTTTGCGTGAGAGGGAGAAGGGGGAATTAAAGGGGGATGAGAGAGAGCTCTACCCTCCAGAAAAAAATTTTTTTGCGTTTTTTGAGCGAAATTTGAAAAACGTCCTGCTATGCTTATATCCGGGAGGGCGTTTTATGGCAGCTACGAAGGCATCGAAATACGAAACGCACGTTCGCCCATACCTGGACAAAATCGAGTCGTGGATCGTACAAGGAGCGCTTCAGGAAGAGATCGCGAAGAAGCTGCATATCGCGGAGAGCACGCTGCAGCTGTACCTGAAGAAGGGACGAGAGGGAAAGGATCCGTATTCGGAACTCTCGGCTCTATTCGTGCGCGCGCATGAGGAGCCGGACGATCAGGTCGAGGCGGCCATGTTCAAGCTCGCGTGCGGCTATACGGTCGACCTGCAGAAGACGTTCAAGATCAAGAAGTCGAAGTTCGATCCCGTGACGGGACGGAAGATCGCGGAATACGAGGAGCTGGTGACGGGCGTCGATCAGGTGCACGTGCCGGCCAACGTGGAGGCGCAGAAGTTCTGGCTGGCCAACCGGCGCCGCGGCAAGTGGCAGTACAGGCCGGAGGGCGGATCGGACGAGGAGAACGGCTTCTTCGGGATCGTGGAGCTGCCGCCGGTGATGGACAAGCCGGAGGAAGGCGGCGGGACATGAACGTGATCTGGAGGCCGCAGCCGAAGCAGGCGTCGTTCATGGAGCGCTTCGAGGACGAGGCGCTCTACGGAGGCGCTGCCGGCGGCGGAAAGAGCGACGCGCTCGTGATCGAGGCGCTGCGGCAGGTGAGAGTCCCGCATTACAAGGCGCTCATCATCCGGAAGACGTTCCCGCAGCTGGCCGAGCTCATCGACAAGACGCTGACCTATTATCCGCGGATCTTCCCGGGAGCACGGTACAACGGGACGAACCACACCTGGACGTTTCCGTCCGGCGCGAAGATCATCTTCGGATCCATGCAGCACTCGAAGGACAAGTTCCAGTATCAGGGCCAGGCGTACGACTTCATCGCGTTCGACGAGCTCACGCACTTCACCTGGGACGAGTACAACTACCTGTTCAGCCGGAACAGACCGAACGGCCCGGGCACGCGCGTATACACGAGGGCGACGGCAAACCCGGGAGGGATCGGCCACGCCTGGGTGAAGGACCGCTTCATCACGGCTATGGCGCCGATGACGACGATCTGGGACGACGTCGACATCGTCTTTCCGGACGGGCACACGGAGACGAGGCGGAAGAGCAGGATCTTCATCCCGTCCTCCGTCTTCGACAACCCGGCGCTGCTGGCCAACGATCCCGACTACCTCACGCGCCTGGCGTCCATGCCGGAGGCGGAGCGCAACGCGCTGCTGTACGGCGACTGGGACACGTTCAGCGGCCAGGTGTTCACGGAATGGCGGAACGATCCGGCGCATTATCAGGATCGGAAGTACACGCACGTGATCACGCCGTTCAGGATCCCGGAGGACTGGGCGATCTGGTGCGGTCTGGACTGGGGCTATTCGAGGCCGTTCTCCGTCGGCTGGTACGCCGTCGACCGCGAGCGGAGGATCTACCGGATCCGCGAGTATTACGGCTGCACCGGCACGCCGAACGTCGGGCTGAAGCTGGAGCCGGCGGAAGTGGCCAGGCAGATCAAGGCCATCGAGGAAGAGGATCCGAACCTGAAGGGCAGGACGATCCACCGCGTCGGAGATCCCGCGATCTGGGGCAGCGACGGCACCGAGAGCATCGGAGCCCTCTTCGAGCGTGAGCGCGTCTACTTCGAGAGAGGCGACCACGCACGCCTTGACGGAAAGATGCAGATCCATCACCGGCTGGTCTTCGACGAGAGCGGCATCCCGCTGCTCTACGTCTTCGATACCTGCCGGCACTTCATCCGGACGCTGCCGGCGCTCGTGTACGACGAGAGCAACGTCGAGGACGTCGACACCGCCGGAGAGGACCATATCTACGACGAGCTGCGCTACGTCGCCATGAAGAACCCGATCGCGCCGCGGCCGCGCGTCATCAGGCCGCCGAAACCGTACGATCCGCTGTCGACAGAAGAGCCGGCGCGGGAAAGATATGCCTTTTATCGCAATTACTGAAACACTTCAAGGAGGGACTTATCATGCCAAGCATTTTTGGACGGGCGATCGAGCCGGAGGCTTTCGTGCCCGCGAAACGGCCGAACGGGACGCCCGGCGTGCAGGCGCCGGAGGTCATGGAGCCGGAGGCCGCCGCGCAGCTGCTCACGAGAAGCGCCGCGCAGAAGGTCATCGGCAAGGAGGAGATCGCGAAGGCCGCGACGATCCTCGAAGAGTACAAGAACGGCAAAGCGAACCTGGAGACGCGCGTCGTCGACGACGAGATGTGGTGGGAGCTCCGCCACTGGGACGCGATCCGCGGGAAGCAGCGCGAGAAGAATGGCCGGGAAGAGCCGGAGCCGACGAGCGCGTGGCTGTTCAACAGCATCCTGAACAAGCACGCCGACGCGATGGACAACTATCCGGAGCCCGTGGTGCTGCCGCGCGAGCAGAGCGACCAGAAGAGCGCGGAGATCCTGTCCTCCGTCCTGCCGGTCGTTATGGAGTACAACGAGTTCGAGCAGGTCTATTCCGATAACTGGTGGGAGAAGCTGAAGCACGGCACGGCCGCGTACGGCGTCTTCTGGAACACGCAGAAGGAGAACGGCCTCGGAGACATCGACATCCGCGGCATCGACCTGCTGAAGATCTTCTGGGAGCCCGGCGTCATGGACATCCAGAAGTCCAGGAACCTGTTCATCGTCGACCTCGTAGACAACGACCTGCTCAACCAGCAGTACCAGGAGTACGATGGCAAGCTGAAGGGCAACACGATCGACGTGACGCAGTACGTGTACGACGACACCGTCGACACGTCGGACAAGAGCGTCGTCGTCGACTGGTACTACAAGCGGCAGGCGCCGGACGGCCGGACGATCCTGCACTACGCGAAGTTCGTCGGCGACACGCTGCTATACGCCTCCGAGAACGAGCCGGAATACCAGCAGCGCGGCTTCTACGACCACGGCCTCTATCCCGTCGTGTTCGACTGTCTGTTCCCGGAGAAGGGGACGCCGGTCGGCTTCGGCTACGTCGCGATCGCGAAGGATCCGCAGCTGTACATCGACAAGCTCTCCGCGAACATCCTGGAAAGCTCCATGATGAACACGAAGAAGCGCTTCTTCATGAGCAGCAGCACCAACGTCAACCGCGAGCAGCTTCTCGACTGGAACAACCCGATCGTGGACGTGGAGGGCGAGCTGACCGACACGCGCCTCAAAGAGATCACCTGCCAGCCGCTCTCCGACATCTACCTCAACGTCGTCAACATGAAGATCGAGGAGATGAAGGACACGGCCGCGAACCGCGACGTCAACTCCGGCGGCTACGGCTCCGGCGTGACGGCTGCGGCGGCGATCGCTGCGCTGCAGGAGGCCGGC